CCAGGAAACAGGGCCCGAGCGTTATAACCGATTAACCGGATTAGATAAGAACAAACCCTTTCAAGGCTGGACACCTAGCGTGGTTCCAAAAGTAAATATTCCTGCCTCAAAAATCAATCATCAAATCATTGCTGACAGGTACGGCATTGATGTGGAGTTGATTAGAGGTAAAGACTGGGTTGAAGTTTTAGAAGTTATAAGAAAATTAGGACTTAGACATGGCGGTCTCGCAAGGATCTTGGAGGTATAATGCCAGAAACAATTAGTGCATCATTAGCGTCTTTTCGAAGAAAATATCCTGAAGAAAAGATTACCATGACCCCTATGACGGTAGGAAAAAAACAATATAATCTTCCCAGCATTAAAGCAGAAGGGAACTGGAGACAGTTTCTTAAATTTATTCAAGACTGGAAAAAGAATCCCACGATTAAGAACTTTGTAAATTTATCCAATAAATTAGATAAAGGAGCCCAACAACTTACTAGAGATTTTAGACAATGGTTAAAAGGAGAACCTTTATATTATGGACAACGAGGGGGCGCACAAACTGCAAAAGTGTTTGAAGCCATCAACAAGGACCTTAATCTTAATACCAGTCAAATTTCTAAACTAAAGTCCTATACCCAATCGGTAGTGGGCGCTGAGCTAGCAAAAGAAGCCACGTTTAGATCTACTTTATTAACAGCCACTCAAAAAGGGACTAATGATTTTCCAGAAATCGTAAAAATATTTGATAAATATAAATATAATCCAAATATTAGTAACTTAAAGAATCAGGATGCGATCATCGATCTGCTGAAGAAGAATCCCATCATTGCTGCGCGTTTTAAACAGCAAGGAGTTCCTTTAACTCTTAAAAATTTAAAAACAAGAATTGGTCGAGCCCACAATGCAGTTATTAGGAATACTTTGGACAAGAAAAGTTATGGAGATTTATTTAAAGCCTCTTCACTCGCGGACCGACAAAATTTCTTAAAAAACTCAGAAAACATTTTCAAGAATACAATTCATCGAAGTTTTCAGGGTCAACTGGTTGAGACATTAAAAGGAAAGGAGTTACAATTAGCTCGTGAGAAGCTTAAAAGATTTACTCAATTAAAACATTTTGTAGGCCAGAAATTAGGAGAGGTAGGATCAAGAGGCGAAGCTTTTATACAAATGGACCACCCCATTAGTTTAGCTGCTCTAGATAAATCAAAAAATCTTAATCAGGCTCTCAGAGTTAATCCAATTGCTGGCGATATTAATATGTGGAAAAGAAAATTAGACCAACGTCTTAATACGTTACACGTAAACAAAGACGTTAAAGGTTTACGAGCCCTTAATGAAATTAATCAAGTGTTATTTGGAAAAGGAGCTCCTTCGTTCACCGTAGGTGCGGAGGGTATTTCTAAAATCAAAGGATTACCAGCAGATTTTAGAAAAGCAAACGTACTTGAACAATTAAAAGGGAATGTAGGTTTACATGACACTCTTAAAGAAAATATAAAAAATATTAAACCCGAAACTTGGAAAACTTCTGGATTAAATAAAGCAGCAGCAATAGGAGAACTGAATGCTCTTAAAAGTTGGAAACCCGAAGTTTTGACGCAATACATTGATCAATGGACAAAAGAGAACCCTAAATGGACAAAAATTATTGAAAAAAGAATTGGATGTCAGAGCGGATGTTTAGCAGCGGTTGGTAGTGAAAGTCCTGCTGCTTTTTCTGAAGCTCTTAAAAAAACACCCGCAGCTGCACGTTCATTTTTAGGTATGTTGGGTAGAGGCGGAGTGAAAGCTGCGCCCTATGCAGCACTTGCTGCAGTAGGTGCAGGTATAGAACCGTTAGTGAAACAATTCAGAATTGATGATCCAACAACATATTTAACTGATGAGAGTCAGATGAAAGGAATGCTTCTTGCAACCATTGAAGGAGAAACTCCAAAAGTTGATGAAGAAATTTTAAAATGGCAGTATCCAGGTATTGCTGCAGGAGCTGCAACCGCGGTTCCTGGTTCAGCGGCCCTGATGAAGGCTAGAAGACGACCCTTTACCAAAACAGTAGAAGGGATAGCAAAAACAAGAGCGGGAATGGGCATACCGCGTGCCGGTTTAGGGCCTCTTATGAAAGTATTAGGGGGAACTTTTTCTCCCCTCGCGGTAGCAGCAACCTTACCCGTTCATATTGCAGCTCAAAGAGCAGGTGGAACTGATTATGGCGACATTGCAACCGATCCTACGAATTGGTTGGGACCTGCATTCGCAAGTACAGGAGCTGACTTGGCAACCCGAGGAATGAAGGGCAGCCCTCGATTGGCAAATGCAATAAGATTAGGATTTAGTCCAAGAACACTATCCATGTTTACAAGACGATTTGGCTTACCGGGACTGGCAGTGAGTGCAGGAATCTGGGGCTATGACAAGTGGAAAAATAGATCGATCAATGACGAAGATTAAACGATTGACTTTAACGATTCCTCCTTTAAGAGGACCGTGTCCACAAGGGTTGAATGTACCTTTAAAACAAGTTAAAACTGTGTTAAAATCGGAGAATATCAATGGCAGACAAAGACAATATCGACAAGGCTCTACCGAATGTAGACCAAGAAGTCGTATTACCTAAAGAAGACATCGTTGTAACGGAAGAAGATAAACTATCGGAAGTAACCCCTGATGGTGCTGAAGTTATTATGGATGAAGAAGGCGGAGCGGAAATTAATTTCGATCCGATGGCCGAACAACAGGTCACTCAAAATCATTTTGAAAATATCGCTGAGTTATTGCCCGATGATATTTTGGGCCGGCTTGGTTCCGATTTAAATGAAAATTACATGCAATACAAGACTTCCCGTAAGGACTGGGAAGATACTTATATCAAAGGTTTAGACCTATTGGGTTTCAAGTATGTGAATCCAACGCAGCCGTTTCAAGGAGCCAGTGGTGCAACGCACCCCGTGCTCGCAGAAGCGGTCACCCAGTTTCAAGCGCAAGCTTATAAAGAACTCCTTCCCTCGATGGGTCCAGTACGGACTCAGATTCTAGGAAGACCGAGCAGACAAAAAGAAGAACAGTCTAATCGGGTTAAAAATTTCATGAACTATCAGCTCATGGATGTGATGAAAGAGTACGAACCCGAGTTCGATCAAATGCTCTTTTATCTACCGTTAGCAGGATCCGCTTTTAAAAAAGTTTATTACGATGAACTTTTAGGACGAGCGGTTTCTAAATTTGTGCAAGCGGATGATTTAATTGTCCCGTATACGGCTACCTCATTAGCCGATGCGGAGGCGGTTATTCACGTTATCAAAATGTCAGAAAATGACTTAAGAAAAAAACAAGTTGCAGGTTTCTATCGAGATATCGAATTGAAACCTGGCTACGATCAGGAAACCGAAGTCGAGAAAAAAGAAAGAGCTCTTGAAGGAGTTAAGAAAACAAGAGACGAAGATATCTTTACCATTCTGGAATGCCATGTGAATTTAGACATTGAGGGATTTGAAGACATGGGACAAGATGGAGAACCGACAGGGATCAAGCTTCCTTATATCGTGACACTTGAAGAAGGATCACGAGAAGTTTTATCGATCAGACGAAACTATAAACAAGAAGATCCAATGAAACTCAAAATACAATATTTTGTTCATTTCAGATTTTTACCTGGAATGGGTTTTTACGGTTTTGGTTTAATTCATATGATTGGCGGTTTATCAAGAACAGCAACTACTGCTCTGCGCCAATTATTAGATGCAGGAACGTTAAGCAATCTTCCTGCAGGTTTTAAACAAAGAGGAATACGTGTAAGAGACGAGGCCCAAGCAATACAGCCCGGCGAATTTAGAGATGTCGATGCACCTGGTGGAAACATCAAGGATGCTTTTATGACTCTACCTTTCAAAGAACCATCACAGACTTTACTGTCTTTGATGGGAATTGTTGTCCAAGCAGGACAAAGATTTGCCGCCATCGCTGATATGCAGGTCGGAGACGGCAACCAGCAGGCCGCTGTTGGTACGACCATTGCTCTCTTAGAACGTGGTTCAAGGGTCATGTCAGCGATTCACAAACGATTGTTTGTGGGGCTTAAGCAAGAATTTAATTTGCTGGCTGGCGTTTTTAAAACTTATTTACCTCCGGAATATCCCTACGATGTGGTCGGAGCACAACGAAACGTTAAAGTAACTGACTTTGATGACAAAGTAGATATTGTTCCAGTAGCGGATCCGAATATTTTTTCTCAATCTCAAAGAATTTCAATGGCGCAAACAGAATTACAATTAGCCATGGCTAATCCACAACTTCATAATTTATACGAAGCGTTTTATGCGATGTACAGTGCGATCGGTGTAAAAGAAATCGATAAAATTTTACCTCCTCCACCACAGCCTACACCTTTAGACCCAGCGGTAGAGAATATTATGGCTTTAAGCAGTAAACCTTTCCAAGCTTTTAAGGGTCAAAACCATCAAGCGCACATTACTTCGCATTTAAATTTTATTGCTTCGAATTTAGCTCGAAATAACCCGATGATTATGGGTGCTTTGGAAAAAAACTGTTTTGAACACATTTCTATGATGGCCCAAGAGCAAGTTGAAGTGGAATTTAGAGAAGAAATGATGCAATTACAGCAAATGCAACAAATGGCACAGCAAAATCCGGCTATGCAGCAGAATCCACAGTTCCAGCAACAAATTATGCAGGTTTCTATGAAAGTTGAAGCTAGAAAAGCAGGTTTAATTGCTGAAATGATGCAAGAATTTAAAGATGAAGAAAGTAAAATCATGGGTCAGTTTGGAAACGATCCAATTGCTAAATTAAAAGCAAGAGAACTTGATTTGAGAGCAATGGACGACCAAAGAAAACGAGAAGAAGGTCAGGAAAAACTTAATTTAGACAAATCTAAACAATTAATGGGTCAGCAACAGTTTGATGAAAAACTTGAACAGAATGAGGAGCTCGCTGAGCTTAGAGCGGATACTTCCCTTGCTAAACAACAAATGTCTAATGAGGTCAAAGTATATTCGGACAGAATGAAACGTAAGGATGTTAAAACCTTGAAAGGTCCTAGAAGATAGGATACAAACCAATAGGAGAAAAATATGACAAAAACACCAGTAGGAGTTCCTGAAGGCGGAAAAAAATACAAAGCTGATCTAGGTAAAGTAGGACAAGATCCTAGAGCTGAGATTGTAACTAATGATTTTACGCCTGGACAGAAAATAGACAAAGGCCTAAAAGTTAAGGTTGCAGGCACTAGAAGAATGCTAGCGAGTAAGAATAAAACAGCTACTTGGTTCTAATATGGCTTGGTTTGGTCTAGCAAGAATCGCTCTACAAGCTGGAGCTAAAATTTATTCCAACAGACAACGAACTAAGATGGCTATGTCTGATGCACAATTGATGCATGCAGAAAAAATGGCCCGAGGTGAGGAAACTTACCAGGGCAAACTTTTAGAAGCGCGGCAAAACGACTACAAGGACGAGATCGTTTTGGCGATACTTACGCTCCCCATAATTGTGCTCGCCTGGTCGGTGTGGACAG